GGATTCACAATTTGAGGAAGCATCAAGCGGTCGAATGGTGTTTTTACGTCAAGGAAAACGTTCATTCACGGGTGAATTGTGGGCGGAGGATTCATCACCAACATTGTTGGGAAAAATGCAAAACAACCGTTGTGTTGAATTTGGAGTTTACATCATTGATGTGAATGGAAATTTGGTTGGTTCGCAACAAGGCGGATTTTTACGCCCAATTCCCGTTGATAATCCATCATTCAATCCAACGTACACATTCGCAACGGATGCAACGGTTTCAAAAATCATGGTTGCGTTTGATTTCAACCGTTTATTCGATGAATCAACAATGTACATGATAACGCCAACAGAAGCGGGAATCAATTTCAACGATTTAACGGGATTAATTGATGTTAATTTCTTAAATTCAATCATCACATCAACATCAATCACGTTTGATGCGAAATTGGATTATGGAACGGCAATCAACAAAATTTTGTTCAAAGGTGCGGTTTCTGCGGATTTCTTATTGACTAACAACACAACGGTTGCAACGGTTGCAACAACGGTGGTTGAAAATAGTGATGGAAATTACACGGTGTCATTCATTGCGCAAACAACGGGTGATTCGTTAACGCTATCAATCGCGAAAACGGGTTATGATGGTGAAACAACATTTGTTGCGCTTTAATCATGGAATTTGTAAAGTCGGGAACAATTGAATTTGCCGTTGAACATTTAGCGGAAAAAACATTGGTTGAATGTTATGAATTTTTTGCGCATATCCGAAAAGATATTGTCAAAAATGCATGGATGTTGGCAAACCCGAAATCAAAAAAAAAAGGTAAAACACATTGATTGAAAATGTGATTGTAAATTGATAATTAACGGGGTGTAAAATGCACCCCGTTTTTTTTGTACTTTTGTTTTATGGTCAATTTGATGAATACAAAATTGGGTGAATTACTGAATAGAACACGAACCATTGGTTTTGCATCTATTTGGCAAAAGGTGTTTTCAGATGATAAATTGAAACGCCAAATCATTTTGTGGATTCAAAACGACCAATTGCAAAAGGGAATTGATGAGGATGGCGATATTTTGGGTTTATATTCAGATTTTACCGAATTTATTAATCCCGAAAAAATAGCGGGTACACCGTACACATTAAAAGATACGGGGGATTTTTACAATTCAATGTTCATAACTGTTTACGCGGATTCATTTGTTGTTGATGCGGATGCAATAAAAGTTGATGATTCTGGTGAACAAACCGATTTATTCGAAAAATTTGGTGATGGAATCGTTGGGTTGACAAAAGAAAACAAACAAAAATTGGCGGATGAAATTAAAAAACGTTTTCAAATCGAAACATCAAAAATTTTACACGGGAATCGATGAATTGCCATTGTTTAATTGGATTAAATGCACAAATGGTGATTTGCGATTTGTGCGAATTGATAGTAAAAGCATAACCGCAACAAATGAAAATGATGTTGATGCATGGAACAAAATTTATGATGATTACATCAAAGAATTTGGATTGTCGGAAATGTACATAAAAATGTTAAACGTGATGCGGAAAAAAGCGATGTTGGAAATTGATTTTGTAATTAATCGCGACCGTTTCAAATTAACAGAAATTGAAATTGAATTGTCAAAATTGGAAATGATGATGGCGAATAATGGAAAAGGAATAACAATTGAACAATCGTTGGTTCATCTTTCAAAATGGATGGGGCATTGGATTAATTCAAAAAACATAATTACAAAAGACTATTTTAACTTATTAACCGAATATGGCAAAGCAAATAAAAAGTAGTGATTTATTCGAGGGTGATGTATTCACAAATGTGCGCGATTCGGCGCAACAAACAATTGTTGTGATTGAAAAATTCAACAATGAATTGAATAAAACTGCAAAAACAATTAAATCATCCCTAGGGAACGCAAAATTTGATTCAACCAAATCCATCAATGAATTCATTAAGTTAACGGAAAAGGCGCAAAAACTACAAATGGATGCAATCAAATTGGATAATTTGCGCACCAATTCACAAAAACAATTGCATGATGCCGAAACCGCACGTTTAAAATCACAAACAGAAAAACAACGAACGGAACAACAAGCGCAAAAAACAACACAAGAATCGTTAAAAACCGACCAACAAAAAATCAAAACCGAACGTGAAAAATTGCGTTTGGATAAGGAATTGGAACGCGAAGCGGAACGAAAAGCAAAAGCCGAACAAAAAGAAATCGCCAATGCACAAAAAATGGCGAGTGCATACAATCAACTAGTTGTGAAAACCCGTGAATTGAAAAATTCATCAAAAGAATTGGCGGGGCAAATGATTTCATTGGAACAACATGGACAAAAGAACACAAAGGAATATCGCGATTTGGCAAAAACTTATAAACAAGTAACAAGCGAAGCGATAAAAGCAGATGCAACATTGAAAAAAATTGATTCAACCGTTGGTGATAATTTCCGAAACGTTGGGAATTATTCGGGGGCAATCAATAAATTGCGCAATGGTTTGGGGCAATTGGGATTGGCATTTGGATTAGGAACGGTAATCACGGCGGGAATTTCAAAAATAGTTGAATTTGACCAAGCCATTGCGGATTTGAGTGCAATAACGGGTGCAACGGGTGATGATTTGGAATATTTCAAAACCCGCGCAAATGAAATGGGTTCACAAGTTGTTGGGGGCGCATCCGCAATTGTTGAAGCGTATAAATTAATTGGTTCGGCAAAACCCGAATTATTAAAAAATGCAAAGGCATTGGATGCGGTCACACAATCCGCAATCACATTATCACAAGCAAGTGGCATGACGTTACCAGAATCCGCGACCGCATTAACCGATGCAATGAACCAATTCGGCGCGGATGCATCACAAGCAACGCGATTTATTGATACATTGGCAAATGGTGCAAAATTTGGTGCGGTTGAAATTCCACAAGTGACCGAGGCATTATTAAAATTCGGGGCGGTTGCCAAATCATCAAATGTTGATATTGAAGAAAGTACGGCATTGATTGAAATGTTAGGTGAAAAGGGATTAAAAGGTGCGGAAGCGGGTACGGCATTACGAAACGTGATGTTGAAATTATCCGCACCCGATGCATTGCCAAAACCCGCACAAGAAGCATTGCAAGGGTTGGGAATTTCTTTTGATGCATTAAGCGACAAATCAAAGCCATTTTCAGAACGTTTAAAAGCATTAAAACCATTGTTGAATGATAACGCATCATTGATAAAGGTTTTCGGCGTTGAAAACGCGGTTGCGGGGTTGAATTTAATTCAAAACACCGACCGAATAAAAGAGTTGAACGGTCAAATGCATGAAAATGGTACGGCATCCGAACAAGCGAAAGCAAGAACACAAACATTGGGTTTTGCATTAAACCAATTAAAAGAATCATTCTTTGGTTTATTTACATCAATGACACAAGGCGATGGGGCAACCAAAATTTTCGTTGATGGAATCAAATGGTTGGCATCCAATTTGGGAACGATTGTTAAATTATTAGTAAAAGTTGCATTGGCGTGGGGATTATACAAAGCAACATTAAAAAGCGTTCAATTAGTTCAATTTATCGCATCTGGCGGTTTAAAAGAATTAGCAAAAACCATGATTGAAAACGTGAAAAATGTTAAATTATTCACGAAATCAACAAAGGATGCGGGAACGGCATTGACCGAAACGGGCGAAAAGGCAGAAAAAAGCGGTAAATCATTGAATGCAATTCCATGGGTTATGTTGATTGGTTTGGCGGTTGAATTAGCGATGGCGATTTATGACATTGCAAGTGGATTGGCGGAACAACGCCGACAATCGGATATGTTGGCAAAAGCCAATGCAAAAGCGGAAATAAACGTTTCAAAATTAACTGAAAACACAAAAAAATGGGTTGATGAACAAAAACGTTTGTTGGATAGAGAAATTCGAGACCGAAAAGTAAACGGCGAGGATGCGGTGGCATTAGAAGATGAAAAATTGCGCCGAATCACAGAAATTGAGGAACAAGGATTAAAAAAAATCAAAGACCGTGGAAAATTAAGAACACAAGAGTTGGCGTTTTTACTTAATTTAAAATCCGAATATGACCGTTTAACCGCTTCGGGTTCGGGTGCAACAACGGCGGAATTAAAATCAATTAAAACGGCAATTGGCGAATTTGCGGGAACGTTTGATTTATCAAAAGCGTTGGATATTTTATCAATGAAAACAAATCAATTCACAAAAGAAATAATTGATTTAAATGCAAGTGAAAAGGAATTTACAGATTTAATTGACGAATCAAAATTGCAAGATTTAGAAGCGGATTTGGAAAAGTATTCAATTACGGTTGCGGATAATACATTGAAAGTAAACGCCAACAACAACGCGCAAAAAGAATTGGCAACACAATTGGATGCGGTGAATGATTATTTGGTTGAAACGGTTGATTTAAACAAACAATTGAATGACATTTACAACGCGCGAAAATTGGCACAATTTGACGATACAATTCAAACGCAAATAAATGCAGATTTACAAAAAATAATTGAAACGGGTGAATTCAACACATCACAAATTGATGCGATGATTGCGGAAAAATATGATTTCGAAAAACAAATGGCATTGGAACAAATGGAATGGGAATTGAACCAATTGGATGTTCAAAACGATGCGATTCAACAAAAGGAATTGGATGCGATAACCGCAAACCGTGATAAATTATTGGAACAAGTTGGATTGACCGATGCGCAAAAAATTGAAATTGAAAAATCATATCAACAAAGGTTGGGCGAATTAAAAATTGAAAATGAACAACGTGATGTTGACACCGAACAAAAACGTGTTGTTCTGGCTGAAAAAACAACCGACAAAATCATTGAATTGGACAAAAAACAACTTGATGAAACGGTTCAAACAAACCAAAAATACATTGATGAATGGGAAATAAGAAACCAAAAGGAAATTGATGCGGAAACGGCATTGAATGAAAAATTGGCGGAAAAAAGAAAAAAACGCGCCGAACAACAAAATGAATTCGTAAAAATCACGGCGGATTATTTCATAAAACGTTCCAATGATAAAATCGCACAATTGGAAAAGGAAATTACAATGGCGGAAAAACAAAGTGACATTTTACAACAACTTGCAATCAATGGAAACATAAATGCAAAAGAATCATTGGCGGAACAACAACGAATCATCAATGAAGCGAATTTAAAAAAGGAAAAGGAATTGAAAAGGCAACAACGAATTAAACTTGCCGAAACCGTTTATTCAACTTATAATTCAAAGGTCGCGGATGGTTCAAAACATCCATTGGCGGATACGATAAAGGACACAATTTTGTTGCAACAATTCATTAATTCAATCCCAACGTTTTTTGATGGAACGGAAAACACGGGAACAAATGGAAATGGTATTGATGGAAAGGGCGGTTTTCATGCCGTGTTGCATCCAAATGAACGTGTTGTTCCAAAATCATTGAATGATAAGATTGGCGGAATGTCGAATGAATCATTAGCGAAATTAGCGATGGAATACAATAACGGAAAAATCATCCGTGGGAATGACCAAATTGCAAGTGGTTACGAAACCGCATTATTGATTTCAAAATTCGATGAACTGAATGATACAATCAAAAACAAACCTGAAACGAACATTGAATTGGGTGAAATCATCCATGGCACAATGGAAATAATAAAATCAACTAAAAAAGGGAACACAAGTACATTCAACCGTTATAAAATCAAACCATGAAACATTTTTTAAATGAAATAGAAATTTCACCGCGAAATCAAAATGGAATTGGTGTTATTTCGGATTTTTCGGGTAATCCAGATGAATTAGCATTAAACGTTGAAACAATTGTTTTGGCGCGTGATGCATACGATATAATCAAACAACACATTGCAACAATTGGATTGTTCGAGGGGATTCCGTACCGCGTTCAAATGTCAAATGGCGTTAATTTGTCATATTATGTTGATTTAACAGAAAATCCAATTTTCCGCCAACATGATTGTGAATTGAAAATAAAAAAACGGGGGCAAAACGACCAATTTTTTGAAAATGCGGATGGAACATCATTTGAATTGATGTTGAAAAAAGGAATTGTTTTTGACACGTTCAACGTTCCATACATCATTTTAAAGGATAATCAATTGGAATTGGCAATTTCATTGGGCATTTCATTATTTGTACTGACAAAAGAACTGATTCAATCGATTAAAGATTTGGCAACAACAATTGCACAAGGCGTTCAAGCGTCAGTACCAAACGCGGGTGTTCCGCCATCAATCGATTTGGGGGATATTATCGCATTCGCATTAAATATTGCGTCACAAGTGATTTATATTGCAACATTATTAATTGCAATCGTTAAATTGGCGACACAATTATTTACATTAATATTCCCGCCCGTTCGCAATTTATTGGGTTCAAAGGAAAAGGAATTATTGTCAAAAGGATGCCAATATTTAGGATTCACATTTGAATCATCATTATTGGATGGAATAAATGGCGGGGCAACAATTGTTCCCGTTCCGTTGATTCGTGAACGAAAATCAATATTCAAATTTTTACCAGATGAATTCAACGCGCCATTCAATAAAGGTGTACCAAGTTCATCCGATACAACACCAACATTGGGTTCATTGTTTACGGCATTGGAAACAAAATACAACGCAAAAACAGTTGTTCGAAATGGTGTTGTGCGCATGGAACGCCGTGATTGGTGGCAACAATTAACGTTGTTGCAAT